TTCTCATATACAGTCTGAACCTGATTCAAAAATTTAATATTACTTTTTGGGCTATATTTGTGTTTGCACAATTGTACAGCATATTTAGAATCTCGTAATTTCCACAATTCTGCAATGTCAGCTTTCATTAACATATCACAGTCCATAAACAAACCCCATCCTTGGTAATTCATAAGATAAGGAACTGTAAATCTACTAAAAGAAAATTCAGTTGATGATAGTATATTTCGTTTTCTTAAAAAATCATCTTTAATATTTGGTAAATATATTGGAGTTATGGAAACAGGTTTCGTACTATTTCTTAATATACTTTCAGATAATACGTGATAGGCTATTTTTTCTTTACTATCATATCCTATAAAAATGTTTATCATACTCTAGCCTCAGGACTTTTACCAATTTGTTTTCTTTCTGGACCTTTAGTATGATCGTATAGTGATCCTAATATTGATCTTGCTTGTACATGACCTACTTTTTTGTCGCCGATATCTATATTGACAGTATTTTTTTCTTTTTCAAATTTTTTTCTAACCAAATCCCATATGTAACTATCATGTTGTTCTTTTTCTTTATATATTAAATCTTCATCATACATCTTTTTAATTTCTTTAAAATAATCTTGTGTATCTTTATGTTTTAGATTCCATAATAAAAATCCACATTCACTATAATGTTCCCCTCTTCCTAGATATGTCATCATTCTATCTTCTTTATATAAATTATTCTTAATAAAGTCTAATGTTAAAGGTTTATAAAAAACACTATCAGCATCCACCCATATCAATATATCATAATTAATATTAATACCAGATTGTATTACTGAATAAACTTTATAACAAAATCTAACACCATCAGTTATATAATCTTTAAATTTCTTATCTTTATTTCTTTCAACAAAATTTTTACAATCATTATTTAATTTTATTACTTTATAATTTTGTTTTATATTAAATAATGTTTCTGTATATATATTCAAATCAAAAGGCCAATTATAAGTCTCAACAAATCTGTGAGCGTATTCTTCATATAATTTTTTATTAAAAGATGTTATAACTAAAATTTTATTGTTGTTCATAAACAAATATATTTTCTTTACCATTAATACCTTTTAATATATAATTATATTTCTTTAAATATTCTATTAAATTATTACGATATTGTTTTTCTATATCATCTCTAGTAGGCAATTCTAAACATAAAACAGGTTTGGATTGTTGTATTGTTTCTATAGCTCCTTCAATTACTTCTTTTTCATGTACTTGACAATCAACTTTTATAAAACCTATATCTTTAAATTTATAATCATCAATTTTTTTAACGTCAACTGTGATAGTTTTTAATTCTTCTAGTTTAATTTCGTTACCTGTTGTTCCCTTTTGTACACCAAAATTATTTAAACTAGCGTTACCACATTCTTTACTTGAAACATATAAAGGCATTTGTGTATTGTTTACGTTTGAAATAGCAACATCATATAACGTATAATTTTTAAATTCTTTTAAATTTTCTTTATAACATTCTATATTGTCAGGAAGTGGTTCAAAGGCATAAACGTGATTAAATTTTAAACACATATCTTTTGACCAAAACCCTATATTACTACCAACATCTATACAATTTTTTTTAAAATCTTTAATAAAAGATAAAGCATATTCTCTTTGCAAGTATTGATACTGGCAACCTTTGTCTTTGATTCTTATTATATTATCTTCAAAATGATTGTCCCAATCTGGTAAATACCAACCTTTTACATTTTTCATTTAGCAATACTTTCATAACCTGCTTTAGCTATATAGTAAGCATCTATTATATCTGTAATTGGATTGTTTAATGTTGGTATATCAAATGTTTTCATCATGTTTGTACCAGTATCAGCAGTAAACTGTTCATACATCTTTTGTTTGTCTGCGTTACCTTTACCTGTAGCAAACTTCTTAATAACACTTGGTACTAATATCTTATAATCATATTCTTTTAATCTATATTTTAATATGCCACCATTTTCTGCTATTTGAAATATGGCTTGACCTTTACTACCATAAGAATATCCTTCAATAAAAATTTTAGGGTCTGTTAATTTGTTTATGATTGATAGTGCCCAAGTAGATAGATTCGCAAATCTTTCTATAGGATTTGTGTACTCGGTATGTTCTGTACCTAATATATTTTTCATCATATTACCAATATGTTTTTTTTTACTAGTTAAATAGTAAAAGTAACAATCTTCAAATTTAAAACTACCATTACTTACACAAATGGCTGGAGAATTTAAACTGAAATCAATCCCAACTGTCGTTATCTGTTTCACTTTTTTCCTCATCTATCTCGTGGCTACAAAAAGGACACGTAATTGGATTCATTTCGTGTATCTCGTTGTTCCATGCTATTACATATTTAGTTTGACAGGAAGGACAAGTTTTTGTTTGTTTAGTAATCATTATAGTTTAAACTTTTTAAATTGATCTTTAGTTACGTCTTGTTTAATACCACCAATAACATAACTTTCTATTTCTGTTTCTTGTGGTGCGTTTTGTTGGCCTTTACTATTTAACCAATGATCTACCCAAGGTAATGGATTTATCTTAGTATCATAAACAGGATCTAAACCAATGGCCTTCATACGTCTATTGGCCATATATTCTACAAACTGGTGTAAAAGTTTTTCTGATAATCCTATCATTGAACCTTGTGAGAATAGATAAGTTGCCCATTGTTTTTCTGAAGCAACAGCATCATCATACATTTTATAAACTTCTTTATCTGTATCTTTAATAATCTTTAACATCATCTTATCGTTCTCTACGTCTTTATAGTTATTAATTATTCTTTGTGATACTGCTAAGTGTTGGCTCTCATCTCTAGCAATAAAGGATATAATCTTTGCTGAACCTTCTAGTAACTTTAATTCGCCAAAAGCAAAACTACAAGCAAACGATACATAGAATCTTAAGCCTTCTAATATGTTAACAGTTATTAATGCCTTCCATAATCTAGTTTTCAATTCATACATATCAACTTTATCTGGTGTTAATTGATACTTGTAACCCATTTCAATAAGGTCATCATAAGATTTTGTTACAGACTCAGCTCGTTCTTCTATCTTCTTATCTTCTATAATTGTATCAAAGATGTCACTAGGATTTGCATACAAATTTTTAATGATGTATGTATACGACCTACTATGTATTGTTTCCATAAAATCCCACGTTACAATACAGCCTTCTAATTCAGGTAAAGAACAAAATGGCAAAAATGCCAAACAAGGTCCACGGCCTTGTACACTGTCTAACATTGTTTGGTATTTCAAATTAGATGTAAAGATATTTTTTTGTTCTGGTCTTAATTCTTGATAATCGTTACGGTCTTTTTGCAATGATACTTCTTCTGGTCTCCAAAAGAAACCTAATTGTTGTTGTGTTAATTTATCAAAAATAGGATACTTAAATGTATCATACCTTTGTACGGCCAAATCATCACCAAAAAACATTTGTGCTTTGGTAAAATCTAAACCTTTTGATTTATTAAAAACTGACCTACTCATAATGTAACCACTCCTTTTTTTTAGATATAAATTGTTTCATTGTTTCTGTAAAATCTTTATTATCATTTAAATTTATTCTTTCATTTTTTTTATTGGGAACTTTATGTTTAAAAAGATTTAATGCAAGTTTATCTTGCCAAGAAGATTCTAAATTTGTTTTTCCTTTATTTGTCCAATTCATAGTTTCTATTATGCCTTTAAATTTTTCTTCAAAAGTTTTTTTATCTCCAAACCAAGTTAAATGAACACCACTATTTTTTGTGGTTTTAGGAGAATCCCACCTGTTTTCATCTAATCTGGTATATAGGTGTCCCGGTATTAGTGTCAAAGCGCCACAGCTACCAGAGTTAAGTATTTTTATATCTGCATACCCCCAATAAGATACACCCAAATATCTTATTACGTGTTTATAATCTTTAAAGTTTTCTGTTTTAATCCATTCCCAATCTGATGGCCATAAAAATTCATCACAATCACTTGATATAATTATATCATCTTTGTTAAATTTAATATCTTCTTTTAAATAACTTCTTTGTGCTCTTTCTGTTTTCCAGCCTGGCAATATATTGTTACCATCATATTTTTGATAGATTATTTTATCGTGATATTTTTTATATCTTTCCCATTGTGTTTCTAATATATACTCTCTATTATCCTGGTTAAAATTTTTATTACTTTCTGTTATAATAAATTTATCTACGTAGGGGTAATGCTCTTGTAACTTTAATTCAAGCATATCAAATTCATTTAAAAAAGAAAAACACTCGTATATCATATTTTACAAGACTCACAATCGTCATCATCTATTGGTGGTGTGGTAGTTTCTGGCACGTTGTCTTTAAAACCTACTGAATGTGCCGGTTCGTCCTCATCTCTCTTACCATCATATGTATTTTGGTAATAGGACGTTTTCCAACCATACTTATAGGTTGTTAATAGGTCGTTAATCATTTCTGATAATGGCGTCTGTCCACTATCATAATTTTCTGGATTATATGACCAGTTACCACTTATTGCTTGGTCAAAATACTTTTGCATTACTGCAACTACATTTATATATCCTTCATTTGATTTCATATCCCAAAGTAAGGTATAAAAATTCTTCAATTGGTTATAATTAGGTACTATTTGTTTTAATGGCCCTTTCTTAGACTTCTTAATTGATAGATAATCTCGTGGTGGTTCTATACCATTTGTTTCATTAGATACAACACTTGAAGATTCTGATGGCATTTGAGCCGAGAGTGTGCTATGTCGGAGGCCGGTCTCAACAATATCCTTCCTCAATTTCTCCCAATTAAATGATAGT